TTGAATTAGTAGTTTCAGTAATAGTTACACTATTTGTACCTTCTGGCATGTTGTTGATTGTATTATCCGCTTCTTGCATTTCATAATCTAGTGTCTTATTGATCAATTCGGTGCTAGACAATACAGTTATATCATCAAAATTTACATCTTCAACATAACCAACATCACCAATACTTAGACCTGATACTTCATTCCAAGCTTCTTTTACATCGCGTCTTTCTATTATTTCATTGTACTCATCACTTCCAGGCTGAATTTCGGCACCATCTTTCAAGATGCCGTCAAACTCACCCTTTGAGTTAACTCTAATTTCTATTCCTTCCTGTTGTAATGCATTTGCATTAGGTGTATCTGACATTAATGTCTTCTCCAGTTAAACGCTCTATGCTTAGGGTATCTGACACCCCTTTTGTCTATAAACTGTTCAGTTGGTAATAATGATATGGCGGCCCAATCTTCACTTGTAGGAACTTTAAACATACTTCCTACACCAGAATACTTATATCTATGTATGCTGTTTTTGGGAACAGGAGATTCTCCACGACTATTTAGTAGGGCATTTGCAATTACATCACGGTAATCTGGATTAATATAATGTAGATTACATCCCAAGAATCCATCTTCATAAAATCCCATCACTACAGCTAGGGGTTGAACATCCCAAAATTCTAGAAACTCAGTTCTTGATGGACTATATGAGAAGAAAAATAGATTACCCATTTCTACTCCCTGTGTGTCAATCAAACTGACATTTCTCTGTTGTACCTCCGCTAGTGCCTGTTCTAGTTGGTTGGTATACCACCCATCTGGTTTGAGTTCACCGCCAGCTAATTCTTTAATATCTTCTGCGATCATGTGAAATTCCTAGATCATCTTCTGTCATAATCTTGAATTCATACTTTCTATCGGCACAGTATGCTTCTGCTGCCTTCCACTTTGCCTGATTTATAACCCATGTCTTAACGTCATGATACCATGCCTGAGTCTTCCTTTTGGGATTTCTCTTAGGTTCTTTGCACTGTTTCTTGGGTTTTACCTCTATCACCACACATCTTTTCTTTCCATCCTTATCAACATACTTTATAAAGAAGTCTGGGAAGTATCTGTGTGTTCTCTTATCTATGGGGTTCTTGTATGGTATCCAGAATTCTTCTGACTGCCATTGACTTATACTCTCTGTCAGATCACAATACTCCATGAATTTTTTCTCCCACAAAGAACGATAGACTATTTGTGTGGGATCACCTTTGTACTTTTTTATATGTTTCGGTTTGAATTTGCCTTTATAAGCCATAAAAACTCATATACATAGTATGGTAAGTCATATTTTTATTTAGATGGCTAGAACGCAGAAAAGTTACTTCAGCAACGATAAGTTAGTAAAGAATTTAGACAGTTTTAGAGAGGCTATGGGAGCTCCTGCTCTCTCGAACTTCTTTAAAGTTGAGATGGATTTCGCCCCATCACCTGGCGAACCTAAAGATTTTTTCCCAGTAAACCTAGACCTATCTTCAGCCTCAACATATCAAGAAGAAAAGAATGCTAATAATTTAAGTCAGTGGTTTACTACATGTGGATTAATAGATCCTGTAACTGGTGTTGAAAGATATAATATTTTGGCAAATGAAGCAATGTTGCCTGGAACATCTATGTCAGTAGCGCAAGAAATAGGAAGTAGACAGGGTATCCGAGAGAGATTTGCAACACAAAGATCATATACAGACATCTCAATATCTTTCTACCTATCAGATGATTACAAAGTTCTAAGATTATTCCAAGAATGGATGAATTTTATAAATCCATTGTATGTCACGCAAGAAGGGATAAGACATACACAGGGATATGAAGGCGGTTATCCTAATCATGGTGAGAGATATGCCTTTCATAGACAGAGATATCCATATGAGTATAAAAGAAATATACAAATAACTAAGTTCGAGAGAGATTTCAAACAACCAATTAAAGAGGAGTTTACTCTTGGCCCAACACGCCCATCTGTATACAACAAGCCAGGCGAGCTAGCCAGTGTGAGCGTTCCTTTTGCTCCTAGATTTAGAGGAAAGATATACAAAGATATGGGCCCAGAGTTCAATGAAGAGTACAAACCAAATGCCATAAGTTATAACTTCGTAAATGCCTTCCCTATATCCATACAGGATATACCTCTAAACTATCAGAGTGCTTCAATTATGCAAGTGACGGTTGACTTTTGTTACGATAGGTACTATATTGTTAATAATAAAGGAACACCAGCACCAGATGTTCCAGCAAAAGGTAAAACAACAACAGTTAACTCTGATAATGCAATAGAACCAGCTGCAAAGAAAGCTGCCAACTAACCCTCTAAATACTAAAGAATAATTACTTATTATGCCCTTACCTAAGATTACGACGGCTGAGTATGAATTGAAACTGCCTTCAAGTGGAAAGACAATAAAATACAGGCCATTTCTAGTTAAAGAAGAAAAGATTCTCATACTATCACTAGAATCAGAAGACAGAAAACAAATCACCAGTGCTGTGAAACAGGTTCTAAAAGAATGTGTTTTAACAAAAGGAGTAACTATCGGTCAACTACCAAGTTTTGATATCGAATACTTATTTCTAAATGTTCGTGCCAAGTCTGTTGGTGAAACTATAGACTTAGTTGTAACATGCGGTGATGATGGAAAAACAGAGGTGCCTGTAACCGTTCCTATTGATGAAATCAAAGTTACCAAGTCTGATGATCATTCTCAAGACATTGAATTATCTGATGGTTATACAGTGAGAATGAGATATCCATCACTACAACAGTTTATTGAAAACAATTTCACTGAGGTTGAAGGTGAAGACCTTGTTGATAAATCATTTGATATGGTAGCAAATACTATTGACATGGTATATAATGATGAAGAGATGTTTTCTGCATCTGAGTGTACTAAAAAGGAACTCAAGGAGTGGGTGGAAACACTGACATCAGCACAGTTCCAAAAGATTGAGAAGTTTTTTGAAACTATGCCCAAGTTGACACATACACTTAAGGTAGTCAATCCAAACACCAAAAAGGAAAACACTGTAGTATTAGAAGGGTTATCTGATTTTTTCGCCTAAGTATGTCTCATATTGATCTTGAGACATACTACAAAATCAATTTTGCCCTCATGCAGTACCATAAATATAGTTTATGGGAAATAGAGAATATGCCTCCTTGGGAGAGGGATATCTATGTGGGACTACTTAGACTTCATATTGAAGAAGAAACACTAAAACAAAGAACAAGAGAGGGATTGGCACGAAATGGCTAAATTTGGCGGTTCAGCAATGACTAAGATAGGAAATGCTGCCAAACGTGTCTCTAAATCTAAGGTTGTAAGAAAAACCAAGATAGCTGGTAAGAAGGCCGTCAGAGGTGCAAAGAGTAGTGTAGCCAAGATTAAAGGTGCTGGTGGTCTAAAAGGTGCAGTATCAAAGATCAAACCAATAGCAGCAGATCTTAAACAGGGCGGAGTAAGAAAGATCAATAAGATCGTTGAGGCTAAAGCTCAGAATCTAATACCAAAATTAACAAACAAGATAGAAGAAAAGGTAGATTCATTTGACCCCAGTAAGTTTTTAGGTAAGATATTTGATGGTGGTTTAGATTCTTTAAAAGGATTTGCTGGTGGACTCGATAAGGCCACAGGTAGTATGAAAGAGTCTATGGAGTTCATTGAGAAAGCCAAAGGTCTTGCTATCAAGTTCGTAGACAAACTATCAAAAGGAACGAAGAAAAAGAAAAAAGGTGGTGGATTAGTTAAGAATATATTCAAAGGTCTTGCAGTTGCTGGTGTCGCCATGTTGGCAGCACCTACTATTGCCAAAGTTGGATTGGTTGCTGGAGCCGCCAAGGTCGGTAAGAATTTACTCAAGAAGGGTATTAACTTTTTCAGACGTAAGAAAAAGGAAAAATTAGAGAAGAAAAAGGAGAAAGATAAGGAAAATAAAAAAGGATCAAAGACTGATACTATTTTCTCTGGTATCTTGTCTAAACTTGATGGTGTGTTGAGTTTCGAGAAATCTAAAGAAGAGACACCACCAGCAGAAGGAAAAACAACATCAACTTCAACTGCACAATCAATAGAACCCTTCATGTTGGGTGGTTTATTTAAAAAGAAAATAAGTTATAATAATCCATTTACAAACTATGAGGAGATGATGTCTATACCAGGC